CACGCTCCTCCTCAATTGCCAGTTGAGCCAGCTTTTTATTTAACTCAACTTGTTTTGCGGTATCTCCTGTAGCAACAGCATCTTGCATGTCCTTAGTGACCGAATCCGTTTCCGAAGTTATTCGGTCACCGTATTCAGACACATAACCTACATCCAAGTTATGAACACGACCTTTTAATACTTGGTTTTCTTCCTGCACATTTTTTGCATACGCAATTGCAGCTTGTTGCTGGCGCTCCGCCTCGCGGGCCTTCTTAGTTAATTTGTCTATACGTTTTGAACTTTGGAACTATACGCCTCATGTTCCTCAGAAACAGCCGCTTCTTCCGTAGAAGCGGAATCTTTCTCAATTTCAACGGAAACTGTTTGTCCTTCAGAAGGAAGGTCCACAATATTTGGTTCTGGTTCAGGCATGGCTTATCTCCATGTTAGAAATGCAGGATGTCTTCAGGATCCTGGATAACGGCTATTACTTCATCGTCATTCAATATGCGAACTTCGCCGCCGTCTATCTTGAAACGAGCGCCCGCATATCTTCCAAAAATTACCCAGTCTTTTTCCGCGCACCACGGTCCACTAGGGAACTTTTCGGTATCTTTGTACGCCAGAGGTCCCGCAGAAAGGACGTAGCCACATACGGTGGCTACTGATTCCCGGTCTACGGTTTGATCTGGTAAAAAAACACCCCCGTCAGTTTTTCCCTTCCCCCGGTACGGAAGAATCAAAAGCCGCCAGCCCGTAGGCTTCGGGAGCCTATCCAACGCACTGTCTTCCAATTTATCGGGATCTAGGATTTTTTCTTCGGGGTGTATGTAAGCTTTGTCAAAAGATATGACACTGCTGTCTTCTTTTGGCGCTTCTTTTACAGAAGCGGTTGTATCAGTCATTAATCTGCCTTTTCTAGGATTTCCCTTATCGCATCTCCTATATAATCCAAAGATTCCAAGGAGCCAACCATTTGTTTATATTCCTCCATATTTTTTATGGAGCCTCTAACAATCATTTCCTTAACCCTATCCCCGCGCTCGTCAATTATTTTTAATAAATGCTCCGCAAGAAGTACTCCGTCCATGTAACCTCCCTTATTTACTTACTCCCTTGTACTTTTCAAAACTTCTAAGACCCCCTAACCCAAGCATACCCAGAAGAACCGGCATCATGGCACTTAAATCCACTGGAGGTAGTTGGATAAGATGACCCGTTTGGGCAAGAACAAACGTAGCCATAGGCTGTACTAAATATGTGTAAAACAGGGCAAGACCGCAGGTCCATCCTACAAATGGTCGCCAACCGGCAACCAGAAGAGACCTGTGGCTTGCTTCCTGTTTGTTAACTTCTAGTTGAGCTAGATCAATACTAGCGAGGTGTGCTGTAAGCTTTGCCTCTATTTCTCTTTCGGCCTTTGCTCTTTCCTCCTTGTTAGGAAAAAACCTGTCTAAGACATCCCCTACTACAGGAAGAAGACTTGGCAAAAGAGCTGCTATAGCCATTACTTGGAACCCCCATTAAGCATGTCGCGTAATTTATTGGTATAGGCCCACAACGCACTGATCTGCTTCTCCTGCATATCCGTTTGTGCCCTAAGTTTAGTTGTTTCTACAAAAGTGTTACGTGAAATAATATCATCGACATCCTTACGCAGTTCCTTGACGCTGGAAGAAAGTTTTACTGCAACAATAACTAGAGCCAGAAGACCCATGACTTGCTGCCAGTAGTCTTTTATTAGCGAAACTTCTGCTTCCATAAAAAACCATGACCTACGCTTTTTCGTGCATTATTACAGCTATACCGGCTAAAACGAGTGAAACCCAAACCCAGCNTATTTGCTGAGTCAGAACCCAACCACCTATAGCNGCNACACTTGCNGCTGCATAGGTTGACGGCTCTATCAACCGTCCTTTTACCCAATGTACTACTTCATGCATTAAAAGTTCTCCTTAACCACATATATAGGAAGTGCCACGAAGCGCAGCTCCTACACCTTTCTTGGTGCCTTTGTATATTTTGCCTGTTAAAGTATTCGGCGTAGATACAGTCTTAGGCCCGTTGTAGGGAACTGTTCCTTGGTCACTAATGACCTCTCCTTTGGCAATTTTGCCAACAGAAGGTTGGTTTCTTTTCGTAGCGGCCATGATTATCTCCTATTTTACCGGTCCACGACAATAGTTTCTTTAGAATTTTGTTTCATAATTTCTCGTTCTCTTGCGGCCTGTATCCGAGCAGCAGCAATTTCTTCCGCAGAAGCAATACGTTCCTTGCCCAAAGACATGGTGTTATTAGCTTTCTGTTCATCCAGTTCCAGACGAGCCTGATCCACAGCTAATTCGTTCGCATCGCGCTGTGCCCGAATCTGGAGATCCTGCTCCTTGAGAGCTATTAATGGATCTTGTTCACCGCCACTGCTGATTTGATTACTCAGTGCTTTTACTTCCTGCATTCCCTGAGAAATCAACTCTGCCACCATTCCTTCAATCTGAAGAACCTGTTCTTCCGTGGGTTGTTGGCCCTGAAGCTCTTGCTGCATCTGAGCGGCCACCTGTTCTTTAGCTTTGACAGAAATATGCTCCATTACATGCTTCTGAAGAGACATTCCCGTTTGAGGCATGGCTCCTACTATAGCAGAGGAACCAAAAACCAGATGCGCCATTATATGTGCNTCATGGTTCTGACCTTCAAAAACAACCAAAGGTACGTTTTCCAAGGCGTCGGAGTTNTCAATCGCAGGATCTTTTGCAACGGGTTCGCCTTCCTCACTGGGCTTTAGAACCGCGTCCACATCCTTGACACCAATCGCCTTATACATGCGGCGGTACGCCTCATAGAGATTATGAAGATCGGGGGCTGACTGGGCAAGTTCGAGTTCCGTTTGTGCCATGGCGATTCTTTGGGCCATGGACGCGATATTTGGATCAGACACAGGTATAACATCGACGCGCTCATCGAAATCCTCCGCTTTTATGGTTCTTTCACCACCAACCACGTTGTACGGGTATTCTGGTGGAAGGTAGTCTGCAAAAACATAGGAGAGAAGATAGAACTCTTCTTTTTGGGCATAGTGCATTCTCTTGTGAATAGCCGACATAACTTTTGCACCCTGCTCCAGAAGAGCAATGGTAGTGCCGACGGCAGCTTGCTGGTTCCCATCACCTACCTGTAGGTTGGAAACCGCTGCAAACCTTTGGCCTGCATCCACACAAAATCCCATTAACTGGAATAAGGTAGAGTCCGCTCCCTTGTAAGGAAGCATCATCAACGCATCACGGATAGCTCCTCCAGGGGCATCTACGTCTCTAAATTCTCCCGGCGACAGCGGCTCATCATCGTTCCGTATACGGAGGCCCCGCGCCTTGAAACCCCGCAGGGAGGTTGGACAGGGTTCCGGCGTCTATGAGCTGACGAAGCGCGGCTGTCGCCGTTCGACTCAGTCCACCAATCATATGGATGAGACCAAGACCGTAAAACCCAAAACCCGGTAAAAACTTAAAGTGAACGAAATACTGACGCTTCCTTCTGTCCGGATCATCCTCCAGCCAGTTGCGCCGAATACTTAGAATCTTTCCGTTGTTCTCCGAAAGAGTTACTACATACGGTAGTTTGATACCTGTAGGTTCTCCCCCATCTCCCGTGTCTTCAAAACCTTCTATATCCAGATTGACGTGGCATTCCAGCAACGTAATATCTGTGTCCAGATACGTAGCCTCTACACCGCTGATCTTATCCATCTCTTCCTTTACGTCGGATGGATCTACTTGCGTTTCCTTTATGTCAATGTCCCGGTAAAAACCGGCAACCTGCTTTTTACGAACATCGTTTTCTGTAATCTGAATTACATGCGTTACGTTCTCTGCTGTTTCCAGATCCGTTGCAGTATACGGAACGACAAGCTGTTCCGCCGGTACAAACTTGCTGACCGCACGGCACAGGAAATCGTCGTAATAAACTTTCTTAAATGTGGAACCAGCCAGCGGTAAATAAAACAGCATCTGGTCAAATTCAGGCGTGTACTCTTTCATTACACAACTGATCTGATAATTCATAAAGTGACGGACGCGGTCTGCCTGATCCTCTACCTCCGGCGTCACTTTCCCTACGATTTCTGTGCGAACCGGCCCTCCCGCCGGAAGAAGCTCGTTGAATGCCTGTGCCTGAAACTGGGTTACCGCCTCTGCCAGCAATGGGTGTGTGACACCGGTTGCTCCACGAAAAGGTTCCGCTCTTTCTTCGTACTTGAAACCCAGTAGTTCAAGGCCCGTGCTGTAGGCTTCTTCCCAGTCCTTGCGGCCATTCTTGTTTGTCTCGTATTCCTCCAGCAAATCGGAAGAGATCCTTGCTAGTTCCCTGTCTTCCACTTCCTCTGCAAGATTGGCAGAAAAATCCCCGCCATCGGGGCGCNTTGCCTGTGGGTCAAANTCCANTACTACGCCACCATCGTCCTCCAGTTGAATGTTCAGACCGGGTTCTTCAATGACCGTAGTGTCCTCTACCGCAACTTCCGCCCCCTTGTCTTCGTCCAGCTCAACGGGAGGAATCATATCCTTTCGTTCTATGAGAGAAGCGGTGCCAAAATTGCTGCGTGGTAAAGTGGGAGGTGCCATGTTTATGCTCTCCTCATAAGGCTTCCAAGACCACCGCCCATACGGTTATACCACTTCTGATCCTTGTGCCTTTTTGCTAGTTCCCGCATACTTTCGCCTTCTTCCCGGACTACGCATATTGCCATAGTCAGGAAGCTCACCGGCCACCGTGCCATGAGGGACAGAACCACCGTAGGCGTACTTTTGCTTGACGTATCCGCCATCCCGGTAAAGATCAAACATACTACCCATTTCATCCAGAGTAGGACCCTTTGGCCGAAAACTTGTCATACCCACCACTTCCTCTGTAGGTATAGGAGTGCCAGTGGGTGCTGTATCCGCCGGTCTGCCAGTGGGTGCTGTATCCGCCGATCCGCGCAGCCTGGGGGCAGCCGCTAGAGGTGGGGCCACCGGAGCCGTGGAGATAGCGCCTAGATCACCCATGTCATCTCCAGAGGTTATCAACTTACTGAGCCTGTTCCAGTATCCAATCGCGGCATCTGGATTCTTCTCATATGTATCCAGAAGAGCGCGGAGCATGTTCGTACTTACTCGTTCCTGGGGAGGAATCCGGTCACTTCCTTGTCCAAGGTAGAATTTAATCATCTCTAGAGCATTCTGATGATCCGCTTGTCGCTGTAGGTCTGCATCAGCAGTTCCACCAGAAGCGTAGCCAAGTGGCCGGAAACCCGGCATTCCTCCATCGCGGAGACCAATCAACGAAGCGTACATATCTGTTTTTTCGGGATCCAAGGACGTTTCTCCTAAAATTCTACGGGCTATTGGGTTAGGTAGTGGTGTAAAGCCCTGAATATACTCAATAACTGTGGTGGGACC